ATCTTTTTCTCAGCGAGAGCTGATTATTATAGACGGTGGTAATACTACTACACACCCCGACATGTGTAGAGGAGGCCAACGGCCTCGGGTGGTTTTTATGAGTCACCTCCTCAATCGATGTTTTATTAGTGCGACAACTAAGTCCTAAGTAGGCGGCGCCAGTGACACCAGGGGCGGACAACCCTGGAACCAGAAGAGGTTAAAATCCTCACCCACAGAGACAAACCGGTCCAGAAAGACCTGGTTCGTTCCGGGGGCTAGGTAGACCTCCACTCCGTGCCTTCCCTCATATGGTGAGGTGGGGGACGCTGAACTCACAGCAGCGATGCGAGCTTCGTCATAACGAACTGCCTTTTGATATGGAAACTCCACCTCCAAAACCGGCTGCTTGGTGGCCGGTGTGGTGGCGGAGCCCGCGGCGCAATTGTTGCGCGTCACGTATGATGCCCTGCCGTAGGTAGATTGAGTGGTAATGGGCAAATTGACCACTGCGGCGACGGTGGGGTTCCCGGACATGTTGCGAGTGACCGTGATAGACTGGACAGCCTCGCCGTTGGAGCTGAACGTGACATACTTTGAGCGCTGGGCGCCACGCATGCACGCGAAGGCTGGTGCGAGGTATGTAAGCCAATGGAAGCCAACATAGTTGAATTTCCCCGCTGTGACTGTCGTGTGAAGACTATATGTGTTGTACCCATATGGAATGGGCACGTCAGTCTCGATGCTGGACCACACTCCAGGGAATGTGAGATTGGCATTTGCAGCAGTGAGGGAAGAATACAAAGTATATCTACGGAGCATTTGCCGAAAAGAGGCTATCCTCTCTCCAAAATAAACAGCCATGTCATTGGGGTCGTCCTTCGCCCCCCCAACAACAAGTAGAGTCTCTGGCTCACCGCATCCCGGATCATTGCCGTCCATTGAGCTCTCCATCTCTTCACCAGCTTGGACTGTTGCAGCGTAGGAATTGGCAAGACCACCCAGTGATATGGGAGAAGCAACCTGGAAGTCTGTGAAACTAACGAAGACATTGACCTGAATGTCATTGTTCACTGTGGAATTAGGGGTCGCCAGGTCGTTGAAGACGTAGAAGGCCAATACACCGTTGTATTTGGCGTTGGCAGTGGCTATTGGAGCTGTTGTGTAAGCCCCATTCCCGTTGGTGATGCTGTCTGCGGTCAAGAAGTGGCTGGCTTGCCCCCAGTCTATCTCGATGGTAACGTCCCTATCATCGGATATGTCCACTACGCGAGTGTATTGGACATTGGCCTCAAGAGACGCGGGATATACTGGGTCCCACACAACACGGGCTCTACCCCTATGGTAACCGGAAGCTACTATCTGAAAACGAAGGCGCATTTTACCTCGCCAATACTCGAAAGGATACGCTGCAAAGGCTGCTGCGGGCAAATAAAAATTACCACTATTCAAAATACACAAATTTGGCCCAACTCTTGTGTTCCACAAAAGGTCTCCAGCAACCCTAGATGTTGTCCACGTAAATGAAGTAAGGTACGACTCCCTGGCTGCTATCCCCGCGATGGAGAGTTCATCAGGTAAATCAATGCCTATTGTGGAAGGGTCGAGTGTGATCTCCTGCTTGGAGTCCACAGAGAGTTTCTGAGTGTTGTCCCCGGCATCGGCGGGGGCTAACGAAGAAATGTAGGTGGGCCTCATTGGCATGTTAGGATCTATAATGCAAGGACGGGAAAGGCCAAACAAACCAGCCACTTTTGATGCAGCCCCTGCTGCCATCGAAGTGGCCCTGGCGTAAGGGCCTATAACTGGAAGGTCTTTGAACTTGGAGGCTACGTTAGCTATGGCTGTGGCTGTACCTTGCACTGGTCCAGGGGCAGCATACTCATCCTCGCCTGCCTGTATGACTAGTGCTGATGAAGGAACACTAGTCGGCAGTGCAAGTTTGACTTCTGTTGCCCAAACCATCACTGTAATAGTGACAGGCTGGACACTGGCATTTGCATGCTTCAAACCAGTTAATTCGCGGATGTAGATCTGACCAAGAGACGCCCATTCAGCTGATGTGATGGCAATGGAGTCGGCATGCCAAACGAATGGGAGATACATCTCTTGGGTGCAACAATCACCCGGGTCAATGAAGACCTTCATGCGCTGAGATGCCTGCACTAGATTCTGGGTGATAAGTGTCGTGTAAGACGACATCTGATCATTTGCTGACAGAGGGGCGTAATCTGCCAGTAAACGGCCATAGTAGAAGCCATTCCCATTAATCATAAAGCGGACATGTAGATTGGCGCGCATCTGCGAAAAATTATTGATACGATTGACAACCCTCTTGTTACCGAAAAACAACGTCCACGGGTTGAAGATTGCCGTGAATGGAGATGCCTGTAAAGGCGTCCAGGTGTACGTTGCGGCGACAATTGGTCTTGCAAAGAAATTTGCCAAAGAGGCATCTGGTGCATAGAAAATATTATCCCTAGTTGGGTCTGATCGGGCGTAAAAGCCCACGCTGGAACCCATAGCGGCGTCACGAAGGTCTGTGACTTCGACATTTGTTGTGGCAGATGTGGGATTCTGCGAAACCATGGAGAGTTGATTGGTGGCAATCCGGTGTACAACGAGGGGGTAGGATCATGCCCCCACGAGGTTTGGAAATAACAGGTGCGTGCTAACACCTCCCCTAAATAGGGGTACCCCACGAGAAGGGTGCACTCGCAGCACAAGCCGGCCTGAGACAATAATTCCCAAGGTCGCTACAAGCAGGTAATCAATATACTACGGGCAGAGTTGGTAAACCCCCTGCCAGGGCCTCGGAGACTGGCTCCTAACCTTATATACTCGCCAGGCTAGACGAGGTGTATTTATAACGCGTTCACGAACGCGCATGTACTCATTATTCTAGGGGCGAGCACAACCCCGGACACATATTTGTAACGCGCTTGTCCGAGCGCTGTAAGCCCAACTCACTCCGAGTCGGGCCTAGGGCCATATGTGTCCAGCCACTCCGCTAACGCGGCATCGTAGCTGGCACAATCATCGGCCAAATAACAGTCTGCTCCACACGCCTCCGCCACCTTGAGCAGGTTGGGCACGCGCTCCTCAAACTCCGCTCGCCCGTGCTGGAACAACTCCCTAATGGCACCCCCCATTATCTCAGCCGCATGAGCCTCCGGTAAGACCGGAAGCTTGGTGGGCCAGACATGGAGAGGCTTGTAGATGGAGTCCATGACCAGAGGGGCCATGTAGTGTCCGGTCTCTTCATCGTAGCGGAAAGACCTCTTCAGGAAAGAGGCCTCCGAACTCGGAGTGAAATCACGGGAAAAGGGGAGCTTGTCAGCACCTGTCATGTGCTTCCCCTGCGCCTCGAACCAGGCAGCTAGAGCAGGTTGTGTGTACCACGACTCAATCTCAGGGCGCGGTGCCATGAGGAAATCATCGCCGTAGTATATAGCCCGCACATAGTCAGCGAACCTGCCGCTCAGTTGAGGCAACAAGGGTGCAAAATTCCGAGTGCCGGGGCGCAGTTTGACGCCAGCAAGAGTTGTGGTGCTGTACTGCATCTTGGGCACAGCAGCGACACTTGGGGGACACAGGGCGTAGAAGGACGCGCGCGCACGAAGTCCGTTGGTACCGTTGTTGATGATGACGGTAATGGAGTTACCCGAGGCGTTGGAGCCATCTATCTGGGCAACGTCAGTGCGCATGATGGTGAAGTGGCGCGATATCTCCTCCGCCAAAACCCACATGATCGTGATGGCCCTCTCGTCGTAATTGCCTGACATAACTGCCAGGTTGATGAGAATGGTGAAGAAGGCCATGATCTCCTGGTAGGCCTGTGAGCTATCGTAGTGCACCCAGTCGCCCTCGAGCAGGCGCTTGTTGAACTCCATGAGGTGGCGTGCCGTCTTGTCCCACTCGTCTCCACTGGCGTTGATGCCGACGGAGCACTCGCTCTGAAGTTGAGCTAAGTAGTAAACCCGCGTGAGCGGCAGGAAATACTTCCGGGTGAGGAACGTGAGGGGGTAGGGTGCACCCTCAAACACGCGTGTCTTCTTCTTCCCGATCTTGACAGCCTCATCCTTGTGACACGCCTTAAAACCGAAGCATGGCCGCTCTCCAGTGGCCATCTTGTCTTCCAAGGCCGCTATCTCAGCGTCCATCTCTGGTGTGTTCACGAGACACTCAGGCTGCTCCGGTGTGGGGTCCTCGACGAGTAGGGGCCGCTTGCCCCCCTTGTAAGGGAAACCTGCGGACGTGGACACGTTGACGCGCCGCACAAAAGAGCTGCCCACGATGCCTGAAACCGTCTCCCTGTGCGTCAAGGGCTTGATGAACGGCCACATATCCCCAGCCTCGATGATGGCTACGAGCTCTTCCTGCATGTCAGTCTGTGCCATCTTGAGCCAATCGGGTGGGAGCTGAGTGAGCCCCTCAAGTTCTGCCAGCTTGGCCTTCTCCACCGTGATTCGACCGATGGTCTCAGGGGGTCCATGCTTTCGCACTTCCCCACAACACTGCTCGACAAGACCCGAAATGGGGGACACCCTGAAGTTGGTGCCCGAGCGGACCTGGGTGGCGTTGACAAGTGTGCCCATTGCGAGCATCGGAGCCCCATCAGGGGCCTCCCTGAAGATAGAACGCTCTGACAGGGGGCCAATGACAGCCGCTGTCTCTTGCCCCACAGGAGTGTGTAGGGTGGTGTCGTGGCAGTTGACGGGAATACCGCCGTTGACTGCCTGGCTGCGCATTTTCTCGAGGGCTTCGAGTAGGCCAGATCTGGAGATGTGACAAGCCGCTCCGAAGGTACCCTTTCCCAGAGTGTGGACCCCAACGATCCGTGGGAGCTTGCTCGCCAGCAAGATGACTGCTCCACAGAGACCCTTGAAGGTCTCCTCTTTGCGGGTGTAGGAGTATCCTGGGTACTGGATGCCGTACTGCGAACTCGCCAGCCGCTCGGGCCTGAGCATCATACCACTCTGCACAATCTCAGCTGTCTCTAGATCCCTGCGTATCTCCAGACCTGGGAACGGCACGGGGCAACTCTCAAACTCTGTGAAGAGCGAGGTGATGTCGATCATGGTCCCCCCTATGTTCGCCTGGTACAGCATGGCGTCCCCCCGCATCCGCACTAGACAATTTGGAGCCACCTTGGAGCGGTAAGTGCCATCCCGTTTGGGGTCGGCACGTGAGAAGATCATCTCCTTGATGGGGCTCAACTCGCCGTCCGGTCGCATGAAGTTGTGCATAGGGAGCACCACGTGGTTGGTGCAGACCCCGAGAGCCATCGTCCTCACAGTCTTGCCCGACTCGTAGTAGACGTCCACCAGAAACAGCTGCCTCGCAACCCTGTCGAGCGATTGCTCTGCGGTCATATTGGCGAGACGCGGCGACACACACTGGTGTGTGATGACGTCGCGCTTGTTCCAGATATTCTGGCGTGGGACAGGATCCGGCAATGAGGCCGGCTCTGCTTGGCTGGAGCCACATTGGCCCTGCACAACGAGGTCTTGCCCGGCAGTCGGGGGGGGTTCTTCCAGAGGAGGGTCAGAGCGCGCTTCCACACATCTCTCCGTTTCCTCGGGCAGTGGTGCTGTGGGCCTCGGCGGGGGTGGGGGCACGAACTCCTTCTCCTCCTCTTGGGCTGTCCCCATGAGTCGACGCGCTGTGTGCACGCATGCAGCTGCAGAGAGCCCAGCGAACACGAGTAGGAGTGCAAAACCCATCGCGCGGTGAACAACGACCTCCATCCGAGCTCGGAGCTCCGCTAGTGTGAGCCCGGCAACTCTGCCACGGACCCAACCCACCGTGGCAGCGGAAATATGGTAGACCGTGCTAAGACCGATGAGGGTCGTAGTAAGGGTGGCCACGACACCCCCGAGGCCAAAGAGCGCGAACACTCCGTAGCTTAGAGACATAGTTGAAATCGGGACAACACCATAGATGATGGTGAGGAGCTTCTTGGGGGCCCTCACAAAAGTGTCCTCAATCTCGTAGCGTCCGTTGGTCATGGCTTTGCACAGCCTCACAAGGCTCGGTTCGGGTGCATCGGGAGGCGCTGTCGGCATCAGGGCTAACAGTACACGATTCCAGCGGGTGGGGCTGGCATACGGTATGTCCTCCGAGGGATGGCACACATGGCAAACCGAGAGGCCGTGAGCGCATACCAGCACCGGGTTGATGTCCGGTGCCGGCACGGGGGACACGACAGGAGGTGCCTGCGGCGCAGGAGTCCAACGCCACCACTCCCCAGCCTCTTCGGCTAGAGCGGCACGTATGGCCTTGCACTCATCGCAGCGGCGAGTGGTGGTGTACCCGTGCTCACACAAAGCTTCCTTCTCGTCCTCGGCCATGTCTTCCACAATCCGGTTCTGGAGCGCCTGGTGGCGCAAAATAAAAGGCTCGAGGAACTTCATGAGTTGCGAGTAGTTGAGCTTGCCAGTGAGGGCTTTGAAGTGACCCTCATCTTTGTTTCGAGCTGGGCTCCTCTCAAGGGGGATCCACTGGCGCACAACAAACTCCTGGGCAGCTGTGTCCATGCCCTCTCTCATCTTGCTTCCATCCAACATCTTGAGAGTGCCCGGACCGTTGTCGATCTGGTAACCCTCCTTGACGGTGATCATGATGTGGAATTGGAACCTTCGTAGAATGGCTGAAGGCTCGATGGAAGTGTATGAAGCTTGGAGGTCTGGAGCGTTGGAGCTCACCACCAGCGCTGTCGCACGGCAGAAGGTCTGGCCCTTGTCCTCTAATGCTGCCTTCAAGACCGGGGTCTGCATCATATTGAGCAGATCGATGATAAACCGGTTCTCGTCCACCTTGGCCATGCTCACGAGCGTGTTGCACAGGTCGTCGATGATGACGCCTCGCGTGGAATTGGTGAGAGTGTCCATATGGTTGGCGAGCGTGTTGACGACAGCTATGTAGGCATCGGTGTGAGGTTCCTTCTGAATGCGGAGAATGTCACGCAAGATCATGTTGGTGATGGAGGACTTGCCCGTGCCGGTGGTGCCGTCGAATTTGATCGCAAAGGGTACGACCCGTGTGGTAGACCGTGACAGACGCTCCACAACCTTGGCGTAGATCGCGGAAATCGAGTCGAGGTACTTCTTCACGACCAGTCTCTCGGCTGTCTGCTTACACAGCGTGTGGTGGGTGTGAAGCTCGGTGCGGAGCTTCTTAACCCTCAACTCAAACTCAGCGGGCGTGCATGGAGCATCGCTCGCTGTGGACACACGCTCGACCTCATCGAGCATGTACCACGGAGCGTGGGTTGTGAGGAAGGTGTGCTCTTGCTCAAGGCGTGTGAGTGTGGCGGTGCACCCAAAGAGGGGTGCCCACGACTTCTCAAAATAACAGGTCTCCACGACAGTCCATGTCTGGAGACCGAGCTCAACAACCTCCTCAAAGATAGAAAACTCGTCCATGTTGGCTGCTCCAGTGCCTGCGATGACACGTGAGTACAGTTTGGGGTGAGACTTGGAGATGTCGTCACTCGTCATACACCCTACAAGAATGAGGGCGAAGATTTTCCTGCACTGCTGGAGAAATGGCGTGTTCTTGGCGGCTTTGTAGGTGCCCCAGTAGGACATGATCCGCTCGGACCAGCGCTCGCCGCTCTGCTCCATGAGGAAGGAGCAGGTTGAGTTCTCGCCGCGCTTAAAGCGCGAAATAAAAGAGGCATATGAGGCCTCGAAGTTGAACTCCCCGGCCTGCACGTCGGCATCATCAGGCGGTGGAGGAGCATAGGGGTCCGGTGGCGTGGTTGCAGAAGTTGCGAAACCTTCCATGGCCCCCGGAGGAGGATCTGAGTGTAAAGCGGCCTCTCTGTCAAGCCCATTCATCAAAGAGAGAACCTCAGTCACAAAGCGCCCGTGGTGGAGGGCACTAGCGGCAGCCAAAACACCAGTGGCGAACTGGTACTTGGTGCGAAGAGTGGTCAGGTGCAAAACCTGGAAAATGACAGTCTCTAAGTGGGACGCAATGTCCTTGCATTGGAATATGTACGAGCTATCTATCTTCTTAACTACTGATCGCATATTGACGTAAGGCAGACTCATGGTGGTCAATCAGGAAGGCTTTCAACGAGTGAAAGCCTCCCCACTGACCACCTGTATAAATACAGGTGGCTGATGGAGAGGCAGCACGATCCCTTACTACCGACACAGGGCCACACGCAGATGCGTGCGGCGGTCGTTTCAGACCCCGACCCGTAGAAAACGGGTCTAGGATATTTCTATGCCATCATTAGGTTGTTCCCCCCGCCGAGGGGGTCACTTCAAGCATAGAACGGTCGAGCTTAAAACTCGGTGACCGCGAGGTCCCCGACAAGTGTCAGTTGACAAAGGGCTATGAACCCAGGAGATTAGGCAGCCGAAGCTGGGCCCTTGCGTTCTCCTCCAAACGCAGACCGGTAGATCACCCCATTACGCATTATCACTGTCTGCTGCCAACAGGATCTCAGTTTCTTAGTCCACCTGATTAGGACGTTTTTCTGTACTTGCAGTGGTGACTGCAAACACTCCTTTCAATTAACACCGGGTCACTACTCCGGTGGCGTGATTTGGCGTAGGAGATAACGCTATAGGATGTTGATCACACCCATTACATCTGAAGCAGAGCTATCTGATGAGTAACGAGTGTGTGGGGAGAAAAGTTGCTCCCCACACAGGGCAGTTTTAGGAACCTACCCAGGTTAAAGGACGTGATGAGTTTCACGGTTAACACAATGACGTTGTGCTTAGCACGTTGCGTACTTAATTGTACGTCTATGTGTAGCGACACATTAGCGCATCAGCGTAAAAGCTGGAAAGCGAGAATTTTGCTGATCCATGTTTTCAAACATGGGGCCACACTTCCGTTAGGAAGTGGACACGTAGTAGGCACGGGACGTTACCGTATGGCCTAGAGCAGTTAGGAGGCATGCTCAGGCGCTAGAAGGGGGTTGCGTGTGACGTCACGGCTAACGGATACTTTACAGTTAGTATCAGACCTATGAGATTCTCT